ATAGCTGACATACTCATTATCTTCAATGAGAGTCAGAATATTCTCAACTTGTTGTTTTGCCATGACAATCTTTTCCAGTTGAGTCATACGAAGAATACCTCCAAACCTTTAAGATTAAGTTGCATGGCTGAATATGGAGTGGTTGAATTGATGTTCACTACATCTCCGACCTTTTTTGGATTGACTGGGGCATGATACTCTCTTGTTTTGGAGTTATAGAATCCCCAGATAGATTTAACAGGAGCACCACCGTTGTAACTGAATTGAGAATGATTGCGAATCCATATAGCAACCACATTCCTTTTGTACTGTTCAAATTCATATGAATATCCTTTGGGAGGTTTGTGTTGAAATTCGATCATTTGTGATTACGAACAGGCCAGGTGAGTTCTAGAGTATATGACAATAGAATCATGAAAGAAAAAACAAATAAACCAGAAATCATTCTTCTTCCTCTTCGTAAATTTCGGAAAACATCTGATAATAGAGTTCAGAGTGAATGTCAAAATTATCAGGAGTTTTACCCTCCCAAATGGTCAGAATGTGATCGTAGAGTGTCATTGGTCCTGAATTGGTTGACAAAGGCATTCTAGCGCCTTGTGGCTAGGTCTCAGAGTGCATTGTAACTATTCTTCAACTTGCCCAGTGCTTTGGCATGTTAAAGTTGAGGCAGCTGAATACCTCACGATCGACTAACTTAACTGTGGTTTTGCCATCCGAGACAACAAAACCCTCTTGTTTGATCTTCATGGGGCCGACCAGGGACACTGGAGCATCCGTGATGATAAGACTATCGATAAATTCCTCTTTCATCTCCAGAACCATAAGATAGAGGTTTACGAGATGAATATCACCCAGAATGGCACACAAAATCTCATCTGTCAGGGGAATACCCTGCTGAATGCACAAATTGATGGACGTTTTACGCTTTTCTGCCTCTTTTTTGGACAGAAATTTGATTTTGCGCGTATCAATTTTGGGCGCGGAACCTTCTCCGCGCAGGCGGTCAAGACTCGGTTGAACCCACCTGATCTGGGGGTGGGGATCGAACATATCAAATAGTGGATTAGCCACCATGTTCCTCAGATCACCCTCACCAGTGTAAAATGTGTGTGGTGCAATGATAAGTTTCTCGGAAACATGTTCGGAGAAACGATAGGTGATCAGATTAGATTTGAACTCGGTGCCATTACCGAACCCAATAAATTCACCCTGATATACTTCAGTGGTACGAGGAAGATACTTGAAACATACATGAAGAATATCGGCAACAGGGCCCTGATAGTGTTGATCGATTTCTTCATGTGAGTGTGCAATACGAATCTTTTTCTTGTTGAATACAGCTTTAGTACCAACAAAAAATGTACCAGTTGCAGGATCAGTTCCCCATACAATTGCAGGAGAACCATCCATCTTCACCGACATATATTTGGGATTATAAAGAAGTTCAATCGCTGACAGATCACCAGTCAGGATAGAATCTTCGATGTGGTCGATGTGAAGGTTCTTCATCAATTAAAGAGTGAAAGTTGTTCGAATTGAATGTGATCACAGCAAGAGTCATCGTCTTGCAAATCGATCATGTCGGTGTCAACGTGCTTGATAAGTTTACCAAACAACATGTTGACGAAATCACGATCTTCTTGAGTAATCATTGACAATCAGGATGTGGTTGTGGAAGTGTAGCACAGATGCGAGAGATACGCTCCATCTGTTCAATCTTACTCTCTCCCTGATACACCATTTTTGTCATAATTAAAGCAGAAAGAATAAGAAAGACGAAGATGAAAGGGTTTTTAGTCATCATCAGTGTGGTGTGCCTCTCAACATGGCCATTATAGGCGGTTGCCCTTGGGCAGACCAGGAATCTGGTCCAGTTCGGGAATTGGCCTATGACCTAGAATGGCATCCATACCTTCCTGAGCCCTTTGTTTCATTTTGTCATGAAAATCAATCAGACTTTGAATACCTTCCCTCAGATCTTTGTAGAAGAGATCAACATCAACCTCACCATCATTCAGGTATTCATCAATTGATTCATGCAAACGTAATTTACGTTGTTCTGCATAGGTTTTATCTGGCCCAAGATAGGGGCGACCCTCAATAGTAAAATTAGGCACACTCATGGATGTGATCATGCGAAGGAACAAAGCCGGGAATGTATGGATGACCAAATTCCCAGACAAATACGGCTATAAAACCGACGAAAAAATACTTCATTTTACCAAGAATTGTTGTTCATAGTTTAGTAAATCTTGAGGAGCAAGATCCCCAACATCACCATCATATTCTACTGCATTTTGATAGTATTGTCCAACCTTTTCATACAGTTTGATTCCCAGATGCTTGTACTTTAGATTAGTGGGAACATAAACTTTGTACTCCACACCATCATTGTCTGTAAGTAAGCTGAGTTGCTTGTTTTCAGATTTGGTGACACATACTGTCGTCCTTGCAAGGTTGAACAGATTCTCAAATACAGTATAATCGGACAGATAAACATCTGGATTATCCATGATCATCCTGGCGATGAATTGTGGTGACAGACAGTGATCATCTGTGCGATTTTTGCTGTCATTCATTGCCGCTTCACTGACAAATCCAGTGCGATTGTAACCAGAACAAAACACTAGATCATAATAGATACGTGTGATTGGACGGAAATAGTCAGGATCACTCCAATTGTCAATGTTGGCACGGAGTGCATTGTATGCTGTGCGGCAGTAAACAGTCCAGTCCTTCATTTGTCGTTCAGGTAAGTTTCAGAATGAGCCAGATCAAAGATACTATTCAAAATTTCATCGTATTCTTTATAGTATTTGCTACTCACAACTTGCCGCTGTTGTTCTTTACGAACAGCAGAGAAAATGAGTTTCCACTGGTGATGAGTAAGATTCATGAAAAATTAGTGATAGAGTGGTAAACTGCGCTCAAGTTCATGTGCCCCTTGAAGTACCCGGCCACTATAACACAGAGGGTGAGAGAGATCACCCCCAGCAGTGACAAAACGTTAGGAAGTGGATTGTTCACTTATACAAATAACCACCAGCCCAATCTGCATTCTCAAGCAACCACTCGCGGTCTTTGATCAGCAGAAGGTTGAAACGAACACCTTTGGCAGGAGACTTGATACTGGCAGGTTTATACACTTCACCAGTCTTCTTATCAACAAAAGTATGAACAGAGCGAGAACCATTGGCACTCATCATGATTTTGTGATACTTACGACCAGACTCTACAGTGAACTCATAACCACACTGACCATTCTTCAGTTCTTCAATACATGCTTGATGATAATCAGCATTCACTTCCAGATAAACAGAACGTTGATGAGACTTGATGCTGTAATCAATGTAGTTCTTCACCAGAGCATCACACAGCATCAGACAATACTTGCGGATGTTCAACTCAATGGTGTTTTGAGCATCTTTCTGAGCAGCGTAGTCAGCGAGTGTCTGAGTCATGCGGGAAACCTCTCAACATGGCCAATATATCCCGAATCAGTGCCAGGGTCAAGGGATCTGTACCAGTTCAGGAACTGGCCTTCTTTCTGCGGGTACGCTTGGCGGGTGCTTTAGCTTTTGTTGTCGTTTTCTTTGCAGCGGGTGCCCTCTTGGTTGCTGTCGCCCGCTTCGCTTCAGGTTTTTTAGTTGTTGTTACTTTCTTTGGTGATGTTTTACGTTTGGGTTTCTCTTCTGGTTTTAACTCAGGATACCTATAACGAACATCAATTTTTAGACGTGGTTTCTTTACCCTGTCATATTGCTTTTGCATGTGCTCATGACACTGAAACCATGCAATCTTCTTGGTCTTTCCTTCCACCCATTCCATACGAATGGGAAAGGTTTCGTATGGAAATAGTCTCTCAAGTTCTGCTTTACTAAGGCGAGGCATTATTAGGGAAAATTGCAAACATACTTTCTGAGTATTTTATCACACTTTTGTTTAAAATGTGTGTGCAAAGAGTTATTGAAACTAATTAGATCTTCATAGTAAAGATCATTTTTGTACCTTTCAGTCATCATATTATAATAAGTCCACATCCTTAAATCTTCAATATCTTCTATAATTGATTGTGTCCAGAATATGAATGCGTATCTATCACCTTTTATAACTTTATTGACACGATGAGGTGTTCCTGTTTCATATGTGATACCTTCACCAGCTTTGAGTTTAAACATTTTTTCCTTACCATCAATGAGTAAGACAAGTTCTCCCCCATTATAAGTATCTGGGTCATTCAAAAATATAGTGGTGCTGAAATTGCCAGATGCGGGATCATCAAAATGTGCATTATAGTAACCACCAGTCTCTGTTTTACTTACAATTGGATGTGAAACTCTAAGTGGATACGTATAGTTATAATATTCTTTGTTTGATCTTATTGTTTGATAGAATGCCTCTAGATCCAAATCAATTTCAGAATTCTTTTTTATCAAACTTAGATCAAAATTTGGTTTGTCGGGATCAATACTAAGAGATCTTAGTCCATTTTCCCATACACCATCTTCCATAGCTTTGTATATACTTTCAATTTCTTTTTTTGAAAAGAATTTCGAAATAAGATAAGACATCAGACAAACCAAGTTACAATAGAATAACGAGTTCCAGACTCAACGGGACAAACTCTATGGGGATAAAGAAATGTAGCGGGAAAGAATACTGCGGAACCAGCTTCAATCTTCATCTTATATTTGCCTCCCCAGAAATGCAGTTCTCCACCCTCATAATCATCATTTAATCCCAAGATTGCTGTCAAGGCTCTATTAGTTTTAGTACCATGATCAACATGCTCAATATATTCACCACCAGGACGATATCTGAGCATGGTATATCCAGAATCAGTTTCTATAGTTAGATGATTAAATCTGGAAACATAATCGTTCAGTTGAGTATTGAAAAACTCAAATAGTTTATTATCTAAGTCTTTTTCTTTGGCACTACCACCAGATGCTGAGATTTCAATCAAATCACATTTTCTTACTTTTGATTCTTCATTACCCTCCATCATATCACCAGTCGTTAGAGCTGGTTGCCATAGTGAACTATTATCGTCAAAATAGTCCATCAGTTCTTTACACTGTTCCTTAGAGAAAACATGCTTGTAATAGACGATTCCATCCATTAAATCATTCACATATTGTGGTTCTCCCATGTATATGTTTTTCATTTCGGTAATGACATGTGGTGGTGGTCTCCAACCCATTTTAACATATTCTTCTGCTACAGTACGTCTCACGAATGGTTCATCTATTTCACCTCGATTAGAATCATCAACACAACAAGATGCAGCACCATCAGCTCTCACATAATGTAAAAATACCTGAGAGCAAAAAGTACCCTCAAATTTATGCCTCCAATGTGGTGAATAACATCCTAAGAATACTACACCATCCCCAGGTTTCATAATGACCTCTTGAGGTTCATTATTATGATCACAAATATAAATTGGCCAATCATCATCTGCATCAAGATTGACCGAGACTGTTAATTCACATGCTGGTCTATCTGTATGACTCTTTAGTTCTTCACCGTTTGAATATATTCTACTATACACATAGGTTGGTAATAGTTGAGACTCGACAATCAATGAAAGATCATTGATCTTTTCATGAAGTAATTTACGAGAACCTTCATGGTTATAAACACAGGCTGAATTTGGTGCCTGACTGTCACCCTCATACTTATTTTTCTTATGATCTTCTTTCAGATTATCCGAAAGTTCCTTGGCATATTCCAAACTAATAAAGTTTGGTATTAAGAGATAATTTTGTTCTAATAATGTTTTATTCATTTCAATACTCCATGAATCCAACCTGTGCAAATATATTTTACTTCTGATTTTGGTGGATAACCACGATGAGTATAAGTCCAAGTTGATGGAAATATAATCATCTTCCCTGTTTCTGGTTGTATTTTTGTTCCATCAATAAACTCAGTATAACCATCTTCATGAATATCATTTAGATACCAAATGAAAGTAAAGTATCTTGGATTCCAATTGGAATCTTCATGGCCATGTGCAAAATCATGATGCCAAGTATAAAATCCACCTGGAACTGTTTCTTGTATCTGATAACCAGCATCTCCCCAACCCTCACAATATTCATGTATGTCCATGAACTTATGAATTTCACAGTATTTTTTGAAATACTCAGATACCTTATTGCAAAATATTTTATCCTCCTTTTCCCATCCTGTGATTTTTGATATTGATAAGTCCGTAGATTTCTTTATCTCTTCATTTAATCCAGCACCAACTAACCCAGGATACCGTCTGTCATCGGTCTTGAATTTTTCAATACAGTGATTACAAAAATCTTCATCTAAAGCATTATCAAATTCAGTAATGAAGTCGGAGAATTTATAATTTGGGGCACTAATATCAGTTATCATAACAATTAAATTTAATGACTGTGAATTACCCCATTCTCATGAACATGAGGAATTGAAGAATTATATAGGTGCATTTGTCCATGCTGTAATCCAGCACCTAAAAGTCCAAAGAAAATTAAAACTGGCACATACTTAATAAATTTCATTGAAAATGACTATACCTTTAAAATTATTTATATTCATATAGGAAACCATGATCAGTGGTATAATGTATCTTTGTGATACCCGCTTCTTTAAGAGCTAATGCACACACTGGACATGGTTTTGCCATACGCAATTCATCATGATTATGACCACCCAACCGTGCTACTACAATTGTATCACATTCTTCACGACATTTGACAAGAGCTGCAATCTCAGCATGAAGAAAGATTTTTTCAGGTCTTCCAACACGAAGAGCAAATGATGCCTGTAGTGGATGTGATTTTGTTTCTAAATTTGTTGCAGTTACAACAACTTTACTTTTGCTGAGAAGAACAGCTCCAACTTGTTTCTTAGATGGTGACGATCTGGCAGTTTCAATCGCCAGATCATAGATCGAGTCAGACAGCATCAGCGGCGGACCTTGGAGATGGCCGGTTCTCCCTTCTCAAACACGGTATCTACGACCGTCTGAACGCTGCGAGCGGTGCCCAGACCCACACGATCATAGACAGGCACACAGACCAGTCCAAACGTCTTCTGAGCGCCGCCCAGGCGGATCACACGACCGATTGACTGAGAGATACCGATGTAGTCCATGTTACGCATGAACAGAACTGCCTCCAGTCCGTTGACGTTGATACCTTCAGACAGAATAGAGTGGTGAATAACCACAAACTTTTTCTCAGGATCTTTACCCCAAGCGTTCATCGTGTCGAAGAACTTATCACGGGAAACTTTAACACCGTCGATGATAGCACCAGTCTTGCTGGTGATATACATGCAAGAATAGCCACGATCAGTGAGTTGTTGCTGAAAGTCAGACTCACTCAACAGTTTGACAATCTGCTTGGTAGAACGAGCAGCAATCAGGATTTTGTTGAGAGCATTGTCATCAATAGTATCTAGCAGATTCTTGCAATCAGACTGACGCTGATCACCAGTAGGCAACTCCTGAATCACAACCTTAGGAGGAAGAATATAACCTTCCTGAACAAGTTGAGGAGCAGGAACATTGTGAATCACCTGACCATAAACCTCAGGATCATTCATCCCAGGTTTTGAGATAGTGAGAGAATGCTTAGGAGTAGCAGTGAAGAAATAGCAACGCTTAGCGTTATTAGAAAAATACTCGGTAGGGCCAAAGAAATTGCGCTGAACAGAGTTGTGTGCTTCATCAAAGTAAATGGTGTCAACATAGATACCTGCCTCTTGAAGACGATGCAGTGAGTGATAAGTAGTGAAGATCAGTTCATGAACACCAACTGTACGACAGATGGTTTGGTGCATCTTGATCTGATCAACTTTAGTGGTGGAAGCATTATCAACCTCACCACTGTGAACATGCAGAACCTCTGCATTTTTGATGTGCTCGGTAAACTCTTCCCACAGCTGCACCGCCAGGAGGATGCGAGGAGCAACGACCACGATAGTTTTAGGACGCTTGCTCTGCTCAAGTTCAGTCAGAGCATCTTCAATCATACACATAGTCTTGCCACCACCCGTGGGGATGATCACCTGACCTTTGTTGTTGTCCCACATAGCGTTGACAGCATCGGTCTGGTGCGGGCGAAGGGTGATGGTCATAGTCTCTTGCGTTGATAGAATCATTATAGCAGAACAGGGGCCCCTGTGAAGGGCCCCTGAACCAGTTCGCAGATTGGCACAGAGGAATCAGACCTCTGGCACGATGTAATCGTAATCTACAACTTTACGAATTTCATCTGCATTATACTCACCAATCTTTTGAGCAAACACCTTGGAAGGAACACAAGCACGGTGAGTGTTATCCTTCTTGACACGGAAACGATAGGTGTCAACGAAGTCTTCAACTAGAGGCATGAACTTGATCATGTATTTGTCAAGTTCTTCATGAGAATCGTCCATTTCTTCATGAGAAGAAGCAGAACTATTCCACAAACAATACTCCTGAGTTGCACCATCAGTCATAATATATGACTGCATCATGTAAGGAAGAGTACGCAAGAAGCGTTGCACATTTCCTTTGTGACCATTAGAGGTGTTGAGAATGTGCAGTCCAGGATGGTTAGAATTAACCTCAGCTTTAACGTCAGACTCTTTAACAAACTCAATGCGACCAAGTGCTTTATGACGCTTAATTGCATCGTTGGCATAGTCACGAATGTTATCCTTTGTCAGACAGTGATCAATGGTATCAAACCATGCGATGATGGTGTCTTTATCCCACCCAAGCTCTTGAATCCTCCGAATAACGATGGCAATATAATCAGCCTTGGTTGGTGGTTTTGCAGAAGGCCTTCCGTTATCGGAAATTGCCTGATCTTCAAGAACATCCAGATTGGATACTTGGAAGCTGTTACGAGTAGACTCATCATACTCATAACGATCATAGACCCAATACTTGATACCAAGTTCCGCAAAAGTTACGGAGCGACCAAATCCACCCCACAGATCATCTTCTTCCTCTTCAGGAATCCAAATGGTACGAGGTGGTTGCTCGGTGGGAATAATACCCTGAGAGAAACTTCCAATTTGGGAAGGATCACGGGTAGTATCACTATTCCGTGCAAGGTTGATGTTAGTATTGGTTTCGTGATTCTTCCTGTTGGGTTGGTTGGTGGGAAGAATCACCCTCTCTTTGAACTTCATACCATCCAGTTCATAAACTGGGGTTGGCATACGGTCCAAGATGGATTGCCATGCCTTAACATCACCACTGTTGGGGATAGGCATGTACTGTGATTTACTCATGATTGGAAAGCTTTTAAAGCAAATTAACGAACTATGATCGGGGAGTTGAAAAGACTTTCAAGTCTCTCCCTCGACCACATGGCTAATATACGATGATCTGGCGGCCCTGTCAACCCTCTACCGAATCTTTTTTGAGTCTCTGTCCGAGAACCCTGACCATTAAGTCGAGAGTTACCTGTTGTGGCCTGCCTTTCCAACCATACCAATTAGTTTTCTTTCCGCTATCATGTGGAGGAAGCCTATCCACCGTGTAGTATTGTTCTGCTGTTGGGTCATATATTCTGTCTCTATATTGTGCCCACCAGTGTTTCTCTCCTCTGTAATCTTCTCCACTATATCCTACCAACTCGTCAGTATCCATAAGAAAACATAATGCCTGAGTGGCATGATAGCAGTGCCCATAGTACTGAACTCTTCCCTTATCCTGTGGATATAATAGTTTTTTATGACTTAATAAGTCTATTGTTAAATTTCTTTTGATTAGGCCTAGAACTAGACCCATATTGTTTTCATTAAATGTCCAGGGTTCAAATTCAAGAACCCTGGATCCTATGATCTCATTCTTATTATAACGATGTCTCTCTATAATCTTCATAAAGCTCTATAATTTCTTTCATCCTGGACAAGCCAGATTCTACACATATTTCAAGGTGTTGTCAAGTATTATGAACTTGTTACTGTTTCCCATGCAGTTCCATTATAGAACTGTAGTTTTTGAAGAGTTGAGTTATAGATGATTGCACCTTCATATGGTTGATCAATAACAGTTCCACCAGGCTCAGTACCATCTCTTACATCAGTTGCAACTCTTGGTGGTAAAATAAAGGATGTAGTGTTAATACCAACATCAACAACACATCTAGCAGTATCAGCTAATCCAACTGTCAGATAACCACCAATACATAAATCTGAACCAATTGTATTAATACCAATACCATCGTAACCCTCAGCATCATCAACAAATAGTGGTCCGTTTATTACTGCTATAGATGCAATACCAAGAACTCTTAAATCTTGGAATGTACTGATTCCAGTTGTGGTATTTAAATTAGTACTTTCACTAAATGATGCAATACCAGTAACAATAAGATTGGAGTCAATTGTTACAGTTCCAGCAATGGATACCTGATCAGTAATGTCAATGTTTCGAGTATTAACTGTAATTGTTGCACCAGTTCCAATAATTGCTGGACTTGATTCTTCACCAGCTACAAAGATAATGTCACCATAATGTATAGTCTCAGCAAGAAATGTAGTAACTCCAGTGAATGAACTAATACCAAGAACTTCTAAATTATTAAATGTGCTGACACCTTCTTGAATACTAATCGTGATATTTGCATTTGTTGCGCTCAGAACACCAGTTACAATAAAATCATTAACGGTAGTGACTCCAAGATTTGTTTGATAGTTAAAATCATTATCTAGAAGTAATGTTCCAGCAACATTCAGATCATTGAATGTGCTGATGCCACTTGTGGTATTGAGATTTGTTGGGTTTGGTAAATTGACAACACCATTAAATATGGCATCAGAATTTACGGTTAAATCATTTGAAACATTCAGATCAAATGCTGTTGCAATTCCAGACGTTGAGTTGTATGATAGCCCTTGATAGATTACAACATCTTGAGCAAACTCAGCTTTCTGTTGAACAAATAATGTGCTGTTCAGAGTTGTTACACCAACAACTTCTAGATTTGCACCAGGATTGGTAACACCAATACCCAAAAATCCACCATTTGTAAGGGTTAATATCTCATTATCAGAATTACCTTCCAACCATCTAAAGTTCCCATTGAATGTAGTTGAATCTCTACCAAGATGATAGATAAAATCACCATCAGCATAATTTGATAGTGATAGATCTTGATCAAAATATCTTAGTTCTACACTACTAACACCAATTCCAAGATCTCCACCAATATTCAGTGCAGAATATCCTCTTTCAGTAACAACTTCTAGTCTTGCATTATTTTGGCCAAGAATAACAACTTCTGAAGTCTCTGCTACTGTTGTACCAATTCCAATCTTTCCATCAATAACATTAAACTCGATACCATCAGCACCAACCTTAACATCACCATTGACGACTGTTAATATACCAACACTTATATCTCCAGTTACATTAGCTCTAGAAACTGTGAGAGCAATACCAGCATCAATAATATTTGCTGATACAAAACCAACTCTAATATCTGGTGTTCCCTGTAAACTTAAAGCTGTAGATGCAACGGCGGTTAGTGTTCCAGTTACTTCAGCATCAGTAAATGTTGAGAAACCAGACGAAATAACATCACCTTCAACATCACCAGTGAGACTACCAATGAATCCACCTTGGGCAGTCAGAATACCACTAATCTGTAGATTCTGTTCTAACTTATAGTCTGGAATTAAAGGTATCTTATCTAGTTCTAGTCTTGGTATTCTTGCCTGAGTTACAATACCAGAAGTAAGTTCATCAGCATCCAGATCTGTGAGAAGAGCACCATCCCCAACGAATCTAAAGGCCGTCATCGCACCAGAAACATATACGTTTCCGTAATTTACGGCAAAACCATCAAAACCCTGCTCTGGATTTCCACCAACCTGCAATTGGTATTGTGGATTAAGTGTGTTAATTCCTACAAATCCACCATTGTAGATACTGGAAACACCAATACCAGTATCTACATCCACCCACTGAGATGTTGGTAGATTTGCTAGTTGTGAGCCGTCACCAAAATATGAAATAATTCCAGATGATGCGGTTAATATTCCACCACTTACACTATCTCCAGTGAATGAAAAATTACTAATGACAACACTTTTACCAACACCAGTTTCAAAGGTAGCACCAGTAGTAACAATAACTTCGGTAAATGTTGTTAGTCCAGAAAATGCAGCGTCCCTCCTTACATCTAAAAATTTTGTCGGGACAGATGTTCCAATACCAACTAAGGAACCATTGACGACAAATGTTTGATCGTCAACTTGAACACCTTCCCTAAAATTAAATACCTTCTTAAAATTTGCCATCGATATGGTGTTTTTATGTATTTAGTTATAGTGCCTTGATAATGTAGAAGAGACCGAAATAAGGAGGTAGATTTCTATTAGTCCCAGATACACCAGCAGGATCAGCTGTAGCAGGGTGAGTATGACCACCGTTAGGTCCAATTGGGTGTGCATGACCACCTGCAGGATTTGCAGTGTGTGTATGTGCTCCAGCTGGATCTGCATTGTGAGTATGTCCACCAGCACCTCTAGATGGGTGAGCATGATCTCCACCAGGGTTCACAAAGTGTGAGTGAGGAGCACTAGCAGCTCTAGATGGGTGGCCGTGAGCACCAACTGGGTTCACAAGGTGTGAGTGAGGAGCATTAGCACCTGTTGTTGGTCTAGTGGCAAAAGCTGGATTATTAACACGGGAGTCGTTTCTTCCCTGGAAATATGCTCCAGCACCCCTATTAAATCTAATAAGTTGGTGAGAGTGAGGAGCATTAGCACCTCTAGATGGGTGTCCATGAGCACCACCAGGGTTTATAAGGTGTGAGTGAGGAGCATTAGCAGCCCTGGATGGGTGTCCATGAGAACCACCAGGGTTCACAGTGTGTGAGTGATCTGCAACTGGATCAACATTGTGAGCATGAGCAGCAATTGGATCTATTGGGTGAGTGTGTGCTGGTTCATCGCCAATATTATGACTATGTGCTGCAACTGGATCATTAGTAATCGTATGTGTATGATCAATCACACTCGCATTAGCTTGACCACCAGTTCCACCACGGTTATATGTATTGCCAGCGGTTACAACAAATCTATCTTCTAAGTTTGGAATCAAGAATGTTGTTCCACTTGGATTTGCACCATATGGGAATACTGTTCCACCGTCTGTGAGAGTATCATATAGATCAGGATAAGTTGTTTGACTAACTTCGGATCCATCACAAACAAGCCATCCAGTGGGGAAGTTTGATGATGTTCCTGACCATGGAATAATTCCGCCAACAGGAATAATATTGTCAGCCTCAATTCTGTCACAGACGATATTTCCATCGACGTTAAGATTATCCTCAACCATGACATTGGTTGTGGCACTCTTGAGAACCAGATTCTCACTATTAAGTGACTCAATTCTACCAGTAGATGCTCCAACACCAATTCTCACGTTAGCAAGATCGGCTCCAGCATCACCTTCAATCTTGCCAGCGAATGTACCAACGCCAGCAACATTTAGAGCACCTTGAATGTCCGCACTACCACTAGATCTGAATCTTCCAGTAACTTCAAGGTTTGCATCGATCTTGGTATTGCCAGTGATATTGACAACATTATTGACTCTTAGTGGACCATCAAACTGAGATAGTAGTGTCTTAGCAGGGCCACCTTCAACAATGAGTCTTTGGCGAACTGTAACTTCGTCGAAGATAACAGATAGAACAGAGGCATCTTCACCACGAACAGTGGGAATAGGAGCATCAAATGTGGATTCGGCACCAGTTGATGGGTTGATGATTTTGTTACCAATGAAGAAATCACCATCATTGTTCATAGCGGTGTATACAACAACACCACCAGATCTCTTCTGGGACTGAGTTAGAAACTCTTCCTTATCAGTTAGAGTGATTGTCTGTACCTGAGGTAGACCAGTTGAATAGTTACCAGGGCCATAACCAAGATATTCAAATGTATGACCAGAACCTCTTAGAATAGATGGTCTGCGAAGCTCAACACCTCTAACATCAATCTTCTTGACCAAAGTTCCTTGTTGATGAGTCTTAGTCTTAGATCCAACATAACCTCTGATGACTTCTAGTTCATCATTATTTGATCCACTTAGTTGAGAACTTGCAATTCTCATGATCTCACCATTGATCTCAATAAAGGATCCGATTGGGAATCTTATGTCGGTTCCAACTCCAGAATTTACAAGTTGAATCTTGACTTTATTATCTGCTTCAGCTTCACCAAGATCATTATTCAGAATTCCATATTCTTGATTGTAAATATTAAATACTCTGGAACCAATGGATTCAGTCTCGGCACTAATTTCACCACCTTTAGCTGCAAATGCAGTTGGTAATACTTTATTTGGGAAAACTCTAGTAAGATCTTTTTGTGTGAAAACTGTGAATGTATTGATACCAACTCTTTCTAGGACAGTAAAATCACCAACATTATTATTTGATGTATCAATGACTCTAAAACTAGATCCAGCAACTAATCCATGAGCATCATTGGTGATAATTGTAGAAATTCCACTGAATGACTCTACAGTGTTAATACCGATGCTTTGTCCACAATCAAGAACAAATTGGCCTAAGAATGGATTTGGATCTCCAGTCGTGACAGCGAAAGAAATTTTCTTTTCATTTACAACACTAGAAATTTGATAGATTCCATCATCAGTTTTGCCAATGCCAGTCAGTTGGATTGAATTGCCAATACAAGATGTGATGCCACCGACAGCAGCAGTAATATCTGCACCAGTGAATCCATCTAGATCTAGAATATCACCCTCACTGATAAAAGATCCACCATCAATTATTTCGACACTTTCTACTGCACCACCAGATCCAATAATAACTTTTGCAGTTGCATTGGACCATTCGGAAGTACCATCTCTATAAAGTTTTGTGTTGTAATACTCACCTTCGGTGAATCCACTACCATTATTCAATGCTGAATATGTTACAATACCAGAGAATCCATGAGGCCTATCAAATTCTACTGTTGCAATACCAACAACATCATTCCTTTCATAAGAAACAATGGTTCTGCCATATCCAATAACTTTAGAGAAATAATTTACACTCTCTCTTGTAATACTGTTCTCTGGATCATCTACTGCAACGTCTCCAATTGGATTTCTCTTTGCAAAAGATTGTGCAGATCTTGGATTTGAATTCACATTATCTCTATCCAACTGTGGATAGAATCTTTCAATTTTAGGTAGGAAACTTAAATTATCAAATTCTTCTGTGATTGTATTGTTTGCAGCAAGAATATTGAAGTGGTATATACCATCACTAATTCCAGGAATGTGATTCTGAATAACTTCGGATCTATAAAGGCTGATGTTATTATTATTATTAACTCTCTGATATCTTGCCATTAGGGAAACCCTAGTATTCATATCAGAAGTAAAGTCACCAGGAACTCTTAGAATTCCATCAATATCAGTTGTTCCATATGTAAAGGTCTTATCATCTTCAATTTGTGTAACCGTAAAGGTTCCGTTATATCCACTTAAAGCTGCACCAGTTGGGTTGGTTGTACTTTCAACATCAACAATATTAATGATATCCCCGACATTTAAATTATGTGGAAGATCGACTCTTGTTGTTACAGTGGATCCACTTACACTACATGTAGAAATATATCTTGGATTCCTACCAAAATCATAATCAGTTACATCAATTGTTGATATTGTGAAGTCCTGATTATTTCTGGCAGCTGTTGTATTACTATCCTGAAGAATGAAACCTTCGACTGGATTTCTACCGATTGTTGATTCTTTGGGTATAAAATATCTTACTTTATATACCTTATCACCAAGCGATCTATTATCAGCACGTCTCTTCACAAATGTTTCTGAAGTTTGAGCCCCAATTCCAATAACTCCACCCTCGCTCAGGAAAGAGCTATAAATGTTATTGTTTTCATTTACATGAATGAACCAGTTATTATGATTGGGATCATAGAGAATGGGACATCCAATCTCATTGGCAGCCTTATCCGATACTCGACTTTCTACTCTGAGACCAGTTCCACCATAAACTGTGATTGCCTCTCCTCTAAGTGCATCACTAAGAGTTGATGCTACTCTGAACAGTGCAAGATTGATGCCATCAACGATAGCATAATAAACAGTATCTTCCTCTAGATTTTCTGGAATGTCACCATCTTCACTATAGATACGAACTTTTTCACCAGTTTGTAGGTTGTGATTGACCTGACACGAAAAACGCCCTTCTGCATCAAGACCAACAATATTTGTAATTCTTTCTTTTGACCCCTGACCAGTTGCAATAGTTGTGCCAGTGGATACTAAAGTATCAGTAATAAGAATATTTGCATCATATACAGTGTCATTTATATTCACATATAGTTTGTCATTTTCTCTTGCACCGATACGATAACCCTGTGAAATAATTGCTGGTGGGTTATCTTGGTCAGTAAATCCAAATAGATATAGATGACTTGTAATACCAACAGAAGTTGTCAGGCCAACATCTAGTGTAAATAAGTCAATATTTGACTCTTCCTCGGAAATGGTCTGAGGAGCAACAATTGATGTAATATAACCTTGATCATCCTTGGCGAAAGCTTCTTTCTTAAATCCTTCAGAAACAAGTGCAATTTGGCCAAAGTTTGAGTTTGAGTTGGTGATAGATGCGTCACCACCAGACTCACAATTGAAGTGTTTGTTAAATCCAATAGCGAACACGGACACAATCTGAATGATTGAGTCATTAATCATTGAGATGTGAGATGTTTCCCAACCCTTTCTATAAACAGCTCTACTGTCTAGGTGATAAACCGTATTGCTATTTGTTGAACTAGAACCACTCGCAAGTTCTGCACCAGTTACCTTACTGACAGTAATACCATCATAGGTTCTGGATACTGGGTTATACTTAACAAAAGCACGGTCATCTTTCTGTAGTGATACAGCCGTAAACTGTGCCACAACCATGGACTTAAATCCAGCAGCAGTTGCACCATCAGCCACCATTCCGTTCATGCCATAAACGGAGCGTAGAGAGACGTTGAAGACGTATGGGGATGCACCTGTGACTGTATCAGTCTCAATGGTTGCATCAGCACCTGAGATGCTTCCAGTTGCTAATAGAGTGGGATCTACGTCTGGTAATAGATATGTAAATTGAGTATCTGAAACAACCGATTGTACAAATGTTGAGATATTGTAATCAGCAGGAGTTACACCCTTAATTTTAATGGGCGTGCCAACACTCAATTCATGGGGGCCATTTGTATCAACAGTAATGAGTGTTGATGGACTTACACCATCACCAGATTTGATGGCACTAATGCTAATAGGATCGGATGCAAATGCACCAACAATCTCCCATTCAATTCTACTCTTTGAAAATCCTTGTGCCTGTAGAGGGAATTTTTGATCAATATTTCTACCAGATGCCTCATTAAAAGCATTTGATAGTTTACTATAATACATATCAAGGTCGGTTAGACCAGTACCATCAATCTTATTCACACCATCAGCAAAACCAAAGCAAGTTAGTTTGTGGTGTGAAAATGTGGGTTTGGACTTATTGATGTCAGAAAATTCTTGTGGATCTGTATAAACTTCAGTATTCAGACCACCATCAAAAAATGTAAAGTCTCTAAAATAACAAGTACCAGTAAGACGAATTAGTGAAGTATCATATGCATCACTATCAGTTGGGTTTGGTACATATAGTGGCCTAATCTTTGTCTTTCTTAGATCTAGACCAACGATAGATGTACCGCGAGGAAGAATTGTACCACCCCTAGAGCTGTTAAACTTATACAGCATATTATCTTCAACATTTAAGTCAAAGACGGAATCTAGAGATAATGATAATGTATCTTGAGCAAGAGTCTCTGTTCCAGCTGGAGAAATTGCCTTGGCAATACCACCATCATCTTTGATTCTAAATCCAGGGCGGTTATCTACAAAGTGCTCACCTGGAAATAGTAGAATTGTTGTTCTATCAAAGAGATCATTGTCATTTCCTCTCACATAGGAAAATCTTGCTGATTCTAGAAGAGCTCTCTGAATAGTTTTAAATGGTTGGGATAATGAATTACCCTGATTTTCAATACTATCGGTAGCGTTAATGTCATTAGGGTTGACGTAAAGAATCTTACCCTCTGTATTTTTAATAAAGTTTTGAAGCTTACTAAGAGGCATGGATATAAGGTGCGCTAACTTGCATTATGTTGTATTTAGCAACTTGATCCTTACCTTTGTTTTCAATATGCGAGTAGCCAGACTTGAACTGGCACGACCACAATGGTCAACAGATTTTAAGTCTGGTGCGTCTACCGATTCCGCCATACTCGCAAGACATTACACTTATCCGTATGCTATGTGGGCGCTACACCCAACATACTGACAGTTTGTAATGGAGTAGGACAGGGGTCCTCCCTGAACATCCAAAGGGGGCTGATTCCCAACTACAGGGTTTCGGTATATCCGAACCGCTGGGCACCTTTGGTTGGAACGTCTCAAGTTCCTAATGCTTCCTGAGAGGATCGAACTCTCCTTAGGCAAATTATGAGTTTGCTGCATTCACCAGATTGCTAAGGAAGCAAATGGTTCTGCCGAGAATTGAACTCGGTTCACACGCTTATAAGGCATGGGCTTTAACCAATAAGCAACAGAACCCTCATCAATCAAATATCACATATGGGTGGATGATATTTGAGATATTCCCTGAAAGTCATCTTCATTTCTTTTTGTGTCATACCACAGTGTTCGGCAGCTTTAGGAACATTCATTTCACAATTATATAATGCTTCATTTGCTTCCCTTACATTCTCTGGTGTAGTCTTTTTCTTATCGTTTTTCAATTTTCAAGAACCTCGATTTCGGAATAAATGATTTTGTCTTCTTCAAGATTGTTAGTACAAACTTTGAGAACGCTCATAAACTGATCTGGAGTTTCACATTCAATAGTTTTTTCAGAACCCTCGTCACTGACAATCAGAAACGAACGAGTGCAGATGTCAATTACAACTCCAAGAACAGTTTCGGTGTTCATTTGGTGGTTCCCTTGATTACCCATATAGTATAACCGATCAATGGGTGGGTAACAAGGCCCCCTGTGACAGTTGGTAAACTGGCCTCACTGAGTCTCTGGATAGAACGCATTGATTCTATCTATTCGATCTTGAGTGAACTTTTTACCTTTTTCATTTGCCCATCTTTGTAGTCGATATTCTTTTGCTTCTGTTTTAACTACTGAAGACTTATTTGCATAACCTTCTCTTGTTACAAGAGATTTTGCATTGTTATAATTTTCTATTGCATCCTGCTGAAGTTCGTAAAGTTCGGAACATGTAATTGTTCCACAAATACCAGGACTTGGTTGTAATTCTGAAATAAACCGTGGACGTACACTTGCACCAACTCCAGTTGCTGCATCAACCCGAACATTAACACCTTTTCCAAAATTTGATGGATTTAATTCGGTATCAGCTCCAATACCTACTGTCAATGCTAAAGCTCCATTTGAACCCTGTGGATCATCACCAACATAGTCATCAGTGCTTGCATTTTCCATTTTAACTTTAGCAACTTCGTAATATGTGGTAATTCCAAGTCCAGCAGTAATAGAACATCCACAACCAGTGGCAACGCCTGCGAAATTTACTATTTGAGATAAAAATGCATTTGCATCTTTAACAGTTTGTGCGTATGCCTCATCACTAGGTAAAGATAACTTTACAATATCATTAATTTGATCATCATATCGATTCGTTCTGGTTTCAAGAAATTCTTTATCTTTCTTGAGTTGCTCTAGTTCAGAATTATATCTTTTTTGTAGGGGAGATTCAGCCATTATCTATTGAAGTTGGAAGGGGGTCAGTATTTCCGTGTTGTTTATATATCAATGTTTCACCAGACCTCTTTATCTTCTCTGGTGAATCTCTAAAGTCATTTGTACTTTCACCCCTATACTCAATGATGAGATCATCAAGATCTTTTCTTTCTCCATGAATAATGTAATAGTATTCTAATTCTTGTGCCTGATGTCCAATATGAACAACATTATTTTCAATCTTCTTGACATGTAATGTGCTACATGCTTTTCCAATCGGTGTTAGTTGAACAGTGATACTATCTTCATGAACTAATCCAGTCCAATAATGTGGAAGTTCAATGATCTTTTCTTTCGTTTTTCCACGGTAATATACACCCATTTCAGGGCCTTCCAATGCAGCATGTGCAAGTCTCCAACCTTCACCTCTGGTTGGATGTGGAATATCAAACTGTTTAAATGGTGCAGCAACACTAGCAAATGCACCAAAAGCTGCCGTAATTCTTGAACATGTAATATTTCCAGCGGTGGCATTATTTGCAGCATTAGCTGTTGATGCTGCCTCAACAGTGGCTCCAGCAGTTAAACTTACAGATGCCTTAACATCGGCACCACCTTTTGTTGCCATACCAGTAACATTAAAGGTTCCAATAACATTGGTAATGCCAGTAAAGTTTGCTGCAACTGGTGATCCAAGCACATTTAGGGAACAAATTCCTGGAGCAGGAAGTTTTGGACCGATATTTACAGTTCCAATGTCAACACCAAGACCAGGGCAAGCACCAAAATATGCAGGTCCAGATGCAGTAATAAGACCAGGAATAAAACTACTAAAAGTTAATCCACTGATTGCATTACTTGGTATTGCACCAACATGAAGTTTTCCTGTTGTAAATGCATTAAATGATCCAGCCATCGTTAAATTCCTCTCAGTGATCCTGATATTCCAGACAATGTGGATGCCCAACCACCACCAAGATATGAGTCAACCAAAGATGCAACGGTAGAGGATCCAGCATTTTTCATATCACCAATCATATTCAAAAATCCAGTTGCATCAAGAACAACATCTTTTTCTGATACAATCTGAACCTCACCACCATTGATTCTTAAGGTTTCATTAGTCTGTAGATTCATATGACCATTGGCAATCATTTCAATTTTGCCTTCTGGTGAAATACCCTCAGCTTCAAATATAATATTTTTTGCCTTAATTTTCACATTGCCATCGGCAACAAGAACAAAATCCCCATTCTGACAATAAATCGATTTTGAAACTGCCTCCTTCTGACCAGATTGTTCTGGTTGTGCATTGCAAACTTCCTTGGATGGGCCAGTCGTTATGGTCGTCTTGGCACCATTACTCCAATGAGTTTCACAGTTACCACTTTTTACCCATGTGGTAAGTTCTCTACCAGTATCAGATCCATCGCCAGGATTTCTTCCTGGTCCAGCTAGTATGGATGCATACTGATTATCAACTATTCTAAACGGTCTTTTGCTTCCCATTTATGTCCTTATACATTGAACAACGAATAATGTACTACTTTGATATCTGATAGATTCATCTGCGACAAATTCACTTGCCTTAGTAAATGATATCACTGGTCTTATATTGGCACCAGCACCAGTTTTACTATTTATTTCTATTTCTGGAATTTCTGTCCATCCGCAAGTCTCACCTTTAATTAAGATCTCAACGAGTTGTCCAGAATCCGTATATCTTCCTTCGAGAATCAGTCCAGGCATTTCTGGAATGGTTACAATTTCATCATCCTGAGCATATCCATATCCAGTATTTGTAATCGTAACACCATCCAAACATCCAACTACGGGAACAAGAACAATTTTATCATCCTCATCTCCAGGGCCACCGCCACCATCTTCACCGCCATCATCATCACCGTCATCATCATCAGGTTTTCCTGGATCCACTACATTGCTATCATCATCGTCATCATCAATAATAGTCTCATCTCCACCGATGGGTTTTCTTTGGTCATCATTGGGATCACCATTATCAGATCCATCTGGAGCATCTAGATAACCATATCCAGGATTCGTAATAACAATATCTTTTATACTTCCATCATCATTGAGTGTTGCATATCCAGAAGCTGCACTTCCATATCCACATGGATCATCAAATGCCACAAATGGAGGATACTTATATCCAAGTCCTCTCCTTTCAAGTAAAGAACCAATAACAGATCCTCTTTTGCTGACAACAGCTGATGCAATAGCTTCAGATGTTGGATTTCCACCAAATATATTCACCAAAGGTGGTCCACACTTAACCGCTCTTGCAATATCACAGTTAGAAAGTCCACCTTCGGTGAATCCAGCCGCATTCAACCAATCTTCAGCACTTTCAACAATTGGGGGGACATTTATTTGTCCAAGGAAACTTGCATAATCATCTTGTTGTTTCTTTGTTGGACCACCAAATGCTGTAGAATTAAATTTAGTAACCTCGACACAATTTTTTGTGAGACACAAGAAACCAAAGATACCTAATACCTGATCAATTGCACTAGAAATTGCACTTCCAATATCCAGAACACCATTCAGTAAATCCTGAATGTCCTCAATAATTGGATCAAGAACTCCCTGAATAGAGTTGACAACATTATTAACAAGAGAATTGATAAATTTCTCAGCCGCACACAGAGGTGCAGCCGCAAGTTGACCAATCAATGCCGCAATGAAGTCTCCAATCAAACCAGGAAGTTCATCAATTGTGGTCTGGAATATACAAAATATGATATCTAGAATTTCTGATATTACCGCATCCTTAATATCCTTTAAAACATCACCTAAAATAATTTCTAGTGCGTTACTTAAAAGTTTTCTGAGTTCTCTTAGAACAAAATTTCTTATTCTTTGGACAATTGTCCTCATTACGGCAGCAATATTTTCGATTACGTTTTGTATCTGCCCAATAAAATCATATGTTTTGTTGATTGCACCAACAACATAAGTATTATAATATTTTTTTACCCCATTCAGAATAACAACTAGTTTTGATATCTCTACCCTAATTCTCGATACAATATCATTACCACAATTATTTGGGCCATTAAACTCTTGGGATAAGATAGATTCTTCTAAGGCACTTCTGGAACTTGGAACCCACCAAGAATCTTTCGTACCATCTCTTACTTGATTTACTGCAAATTCTCCCGATGGATTTGCAGTCTTTCCTTGACCACTCAGTAAGGATTGTTTGTCTGGATTCTTCCCCTCAGATATAATTCTCCAAGCTGGAATATTTCCCCAGGCATATAATGGCCCAGATTTGTAAGGATTTGCACCATCCTTTAATTCTTGTTTTGAAAATGTTGTTAGATTACTCCACCTATCAATGATACCATCAATAATAGGAATTTGAGCATCATCTCCATCGGCAAAATATCCAGTTACTAATTCTCCACCAACAATGGCACTAGACTGTCCATTATCCGCACCAGCAGTTGTTGGTTTTTTGACCATGGCCAAAGGAAGATCTTCATCTGGTAAGATTGAAGTATCTTCTGTATGATACCCCAATATTCTTACTGGTACAGACTCACCATAAAACTTTTCAGCATCAATGGTTACGGGAACTTTCCCGAACCAGTAACGCATACCATCTCTTCCTAAGAAATAACTTGTCTGTAGAGATTGATCAAGGTTCATCAGTCTTCATACACTCTACATTCATCTGCATCTGGATTTGTATCACAATAAAGTTCTAGAGGTGTTGGATCATGATGATCTCCGGCTTCAATATCTGCCTTATGATTTTCGGCATATGCCTCAAGTTCTTCAAGTTCGGATTCAATATGACGACGTTGTTGTGGAGAGATTGTCGGATCCTCAAGAATTCTCTTGTCCTTTTCAATGTGATCTTCGATGTTTTCCATAATTGTTTATGCGGATGTTGTTTTTCTTCCCTGTGTATCTCTTACAAGTCTTAGAGATGTGAAAGAATTTGCATCATCAATGTAGTGACACAATTCTTTAATTACATAGTTGCCACTTAGATTATCATCAAATTCAAAGTTGCATCCTATTTTTGGAACATCAACACCAATTACATCTCCAGCATGTAGATCGAAATTTGATGGAACTGTAATATTTAGCACCTGTGTGAAAAGAAGATTATATCTAGAAGGTGAAAGAGCCGAATATTGTGAAAAATCCATATTGATTTTGGTTGCATCAAATGGAGATTGTGAGTTCTTGAGACCAGAAAATATTCTAGATCCACTTAGATCAATACCCTCTGGCATTTCCCATTCATTCTTACCAAGAAGACTTGCAGAATTGGCCTGCACTGAAAAATCAAATGTTATGTTATCATCCAGTTCCTGTGTGAATGGATCAAAATTATATCTAAGAGCACCATATGTACCTAGTTGTGCCTTCTCTATCAAATCATTTGTATACTCTTGATTATATGCAAGAATCTTTCTATCAACATCAACACCCTTTGGATCATATTGTGACTGCATCGCATTTGACATATAATATCTTTCGGATGCTGCTTGAGCTGATAATTCATCAACTGAAACAAAATTATACCCTCTCCTTGTTTGATAAAAAACATATCCAGCAACCTTTCCAGGTTTATCTCCAACGGACTTTACGGCTAAATGTGTAATCACTGTGTATGGCGGTCTGTTATTTCCCTGAAATGAAAACTTAGATGTTGTTGGTGTCAAAAAATAATCTAGATCAGTTTTTAATTCTGTAGTAAGAATACTCTCCACATTTTTATGTGTTGGAGATTCTGGAAGTTTTCTCTTTACTCTTGCACTGGCATTCTTAAAAAAATCTTCGGATATCATACTCAAACCAATGACCTCTTTATTGTCCTTGGTATTCATGAGTGCTGGTTTATAGCACCTTAGAGTTTTTAGATCTAGAAGTTGTTTTCTCTGATTCTCGATCTTAATATTTACTTTTTCTCCACCATCAAGAGGTAGTCCAGAAAATAAAGGTTCATTGTATTTTTTGTCCGTGATACTATTCTTACCAGAATCCATTACGATAGCATTAGCCGTCATCACGGGAGAAAATATATCCTCATAAAAAACAAAGTATCCACCAAATCCAGCACTTACGTCAACAGTCTTTTGACCATCCTTACTTGTGATTTCAAATTGTAAAATCCTTGAATATTCTGATGCTGACATTATGTGTACATTGAGGTTATGTTTCTGATACTATTTAATGGATCTACACGATTGGATCCAGCAAAATTTGTGCCACCAGATGATGGTGTGGGAACATATACTTTAGTTTCAACAGGAACTGGAACCATTGCAATAGTCATTCCTCTTGCCGTGCTCTGTTGTATTGAAGCTCTATTGTTTCGTTGTCTGACAGATACTGGACTCTCTACAGATCCAGGAGCACCATGAGATACGGAAATTTGATCCGTACCAAGAATCATCGCCTCTCTTCCATATCCACCTCTCATATAAACTTTTCCAACGGCGAATGGGAATGTTGTTCTTGATCCTGGTTGACTTGGGAAAGTTCTCTGAATATTTGGATTGTTCTCTTGAATATCAATAGCTGGGGAAGACCTGCTTGCATGAGCATTTTGTTCAATCAGAAGAGCCCTTCTCAATGTAGAGTCCGATATTCCTTTACTAAGATCTTGACGACTACTTCCAAGGTGTACCCATGAACCTCTTGCAAACATTGCCTTAATAGCATGGAAAGCAACTTCTCTAATTTCTTTCCTCTGTTTATTAGTTAGGTTTCTTGGCCCATCAATATGGAAGTGTGTTGCATAGTGAGTTTCGGTTGTTCCATCGGGTCCAAGTCTACTTCCAGATCCTCCCTGAATAAATCCACCAGGATCGGAAAGTCTTTGTGGTATTAGATTTAATCCACCCTGTCTAACTGGTCCTCTAACTGGTCCACTGAATGGTCCTTGTGGTGCTGTTTGTTGTCGGGATCTTGATAGTTTGTCAAAACTCTCTAGTGATTGCCATCCATAATTTTTTCCACCCCATCTTACTGGTTTTCCATTAAGAACTGCTCTATCACCAAATCGTCTTTGTGGTGCTTGTGGTGTTGGACTAACAGTTTGAACATTTCCTCTTTGTCCAGGCCCACCTTTTGGATCAAATCCACCGAGTCTGAGATGTTCAAACATTCCTTTACCATAAGCATCTTCACTAAAACCAAGTCTTATGTTTTCTTTATCAGCATCGGGAGAATACTTAGGGATGATTGTTGCCATAGCTTCGGTCATACTATCATGACCATTATAATTATCTTTAAATCGGTGCGTACTGTGCCATAATTTGATATGATGTTTTACAGATGATTCAATACTATCATAAACTGCCCACCATCGACCAGCCCACTTAATTCTATCAATAATACCGTTTGTCCCAACTTCATGTTTATAAATTGTTTGTCCAAAAGCATTTGTTTTACCAGAACTAAAATATATACTGTTTGGATTTGAAAGATATCCTGTCTCCTGCATAGAATGAGCAGCAACCAATTCAGGAAACTTAGCACCACCAACTTTTACTGCTAGGCCATAAATGTAATCAAATGCTTGTTTTGGTGATAGATTGCTTGGTCCTGGTCCTTTTCCAGAAGGACCAGGAGTAGGTCTGGGAGTAGGTCTGGGAGTAGGTGCAGGTGTAGGTGTAGGTGTAGGAGTGGGAGTGGGTCTTGTAGCTTGTCCAGGTTGTTCTTCTTTTTGTCTCCTTTCTTCTTCAGTGGGTGGAGTTGTAATTTTTAGTACATTTATCTTTGCATCTTCAAAATCATTACCAAGAGATTGAATATTTTTATCTAACTCTTTAATCTTTGTTTGAAACTTTCCATTGGGATCATTAAAATCTTGAAAATCAAAATTCATAATATTTTGTGTCGCCTGACTTACGACACCAGTAATACCATTAATTATATTACCAATATTTTTAATCATACTCTTACCAGCATCAATGATATTGGTAATACGAAACTTCAGAGTATCAATGAATACTAGAATTCTCGGTAATTGATTTACTAACCAACCAAGCAAGAGGAATCCTAGGGAATCCATAATTTTGCCCAGGAATCCCTTACCTCGATCTAGAGCATTTTTTACTGTACCACTAACATAACCACTTTTTGTGGAATTTGCTTCTAATAATTCTTCTCTCCTTCTTCTTCGATTTCTAGTTTCAAATAAAAAGTTTATTCTCTTTTCTGTTTGTTGAGCTTTGGCAGAAACTAAAGTCTTTCTTGTTAAGACTTTTCTTGCATTTATTGATGACTTTCTTGCAAATATAGAATTTTTTCTGAGAGATAAAATCTGCTCATCTAAATTTGTTCTTTTGAATACGTTTCTTAATACTGGCGTGTTAATTTCTGCCATTTTTTACACCCCAACATTATAGATTGATCTTGCAAAATCTCTAAATGGATTAGCTAAATCAGCAGTCGGTATGTTCGGTATTTTTGCAGAATTTGTACTTGGATAGATTTGTTCTTTTTGTTTGGTTTTTTCACCATACATACCACCAGTCAAATCAATTAGAGTTGGTGTTCCCTCAGCAGGGCCCCTCTGTGCAAGATCTGCAGCACGGGCATCTGAACCTTGTTGAGTTATCAATGAATCCAAACGTTCAGCAGGTGGAGCAATAACTGGCAAATCTCCCATCGTTTCGCCAGTTTTTGACTGTGTTGCTGATGGTGATGGTGATGTTGTTGGTGAAGTAGGTGCTGCTGCTTTTTCAACCAATCCCTGATCTTCTAAGAATTTACGAATGGGATCATTAATGAAAGAAAGTGCCTTGTCCCATTCTGGATTCCAATTCTGATCAATAAGGTTAGTGATTGGTTGTCCCAACATTCCTCCAAGCATACCACCAAGACCAGCACCAGCAATAGCTGTTAATACACTTAAAATACCACCACCCGCTAAAGCACCTGCTTTTAATCCTAGAGTGGCACCCCCATAAGTTAATAAGAATTCTGGCAAATAACCAAGAACCGCTTGTGCTGGACTTTGCCCACGATCCATTCTTCCTTTTGCACCACCAACAAAACCAGCGACAGCTAAAAGTCTACCTAAAAATGGAAGTATTCCTTTTCCGAGATTGACAACTGCATTTTTTGGTCTTTGAAATAATTGGCCAAGTTTCTTTGCATTATTTTTGATTGGAGATGGAA